GGTAACTAATTCTGTTACAATATCAGTAGTTACGGTTTTGCTTATTAGTATATTCATTAACTTTTAATTTTAGCCATTCGTTAAATTTTGCAAGTTCGTTGATAGGATCTAATTCACGGCTTCTTATTCTGCTATCTTTACTTTTGCGAAGATACAATTTTTGATTATCTAATTTTTCAATCTCCTTTGCGTATGCATCCGCAGTACGTTCTACATAAATGCCTGCGTTACTGCAATTCTCAGCAAGTCCGCCTGTTTCCGTGCAAATTACTGGGATTCCGCTTGCCATTGCTTCTGTGGCTGTTCGTCCCCACGATTCATAAAGTGATGGCATTATTAACAATCTTGTCTTTTTATAAACTTCCCTAATGTCTATTTGTTTGTCTAAGATTGTAACGTTTGGCAATGATTTTAGACATTGTAAATCATAGCTACCTTTAACACCTAAGAACTTTTTATGCGGCAAAAGTTCCGCAATTTCGTAAAGTAAATTTCCGCCTTTGTTTTCGTTAAGATTAATTAGGGTAATGTACTCATTATCATTTGGATTGTCTACGCAATCGTAGTGTCTATAATCGCAAGGAGGATGCAATACGAATGAATCGTGATTATAATTTAGTCTACTTTTTGCCCAATTTGAATTATAAATTATGCACTGTGGTTTATTTGCTTGTACAATTTCTGGGTAAGTATGTGTATTGTGTATCAAATGAAACAAAGGCTTATTAAACATATCAGCCATTGCAATCGTAAGCCTTGTATAATCAAGATGAGTAAACAATGCACTACTCCAATTTACTAACTTTTCAAGCAATATTTGATCGGGTGGAAATACATCAATATCATCAAATATGTAGTGATTTTTAATTTTATAGTGATTTGCTTGATGTAGCAAAACCCTTACATCATGTCCGTAACTTTTGCACGATTTGTTCAAAGCGTGTATCATGAATTCCGCTCCGCAAAGGTGCTGAGGTGGGTATAGGTGAATTGAATTTAGTATGTTCATTTTTATGGTTTTATGTATTCCATTACAATTTGGCTATTCCCCCACTTGTCAACTTCGCCATCGTTTACAATGTAAAAGTCTTTAAAATCGTGAATTGTCCATTGTGATTTATGAACCTCAAGTTCATTGCCATATACTGCCCCTTGTTCAATCCATTGTGCAGGTGTACTAATTACCAAGACGCCGCCAGTCTGCAAGGCATCTTTTAACTTTTGCACGATAAAACGTCCTTCATTCTTTGTGAAATGTTCGATAACATCACTTAATACAATCATGTTGTACTTATGCTCAGGAACCCACGTTTTTAAGTTTGCTATTTCAACATTGTCATAATTACCCCAAAGTTTATTACGATATGCGGCAAAACCTTCTACACCGTGAATGGTGGTTTTGTGTTCGCTATCGTCAACCCAATTGCGAACGGCAGCGGCTAAAATACCCTTACCAATTCCACAATCCAATAACATTTTAGGTTTGTTTATGATTGCTATTTTTACAATGTCGATGAATGCTGAGTAATTTCCAATAGGCATATTTTAGTATTTAAACGTTTCGAAATTCCCTTTGTAATTAATCGTTAACTTAAAATGTTTACCGCATTTGCAATTTACTTTTGTAATCCACGATTTGTTTCTATTGATTCGGTTGAAATACTTTAATTCAGTATCATTGTGTATCTTTTTGCAATGTGGGCAAGTAAAATCAGATTTTGCAAAATCTATGTAAAAGTATTTAAACGCAATCATTTGTAAATTATTAGTCATAAAGAAAGGAGGCTTAAGCCTCCTCCCTAAATTTTTATTAACTCTTACGAAGCTGAACCGTAAACGGCTGCTGTTGGTTGAAAAGATAAAAGTTGAACTCTTGCCTCACAACGGTAAGTAATCAAGTTCTTAATGAAATCATCTTGATCTGTTTCAGTTGTGCGAACTGCAAGTCCTGAAGCCTGAGCAATTCCGAACGCGTTACTATTCATAACGTAAATTTTACCGGTAGGAATTTGTGAATGCGGAATTAATGGAATACCCATTATACGAGTCTCGCCACTTGCTCCGATTGTAACACCACCTGGAACGCTAAACGCTGAACCTGTTCCATTATTAGTTTTTAAAACACTTGCCCAAACTGCGTGAGTTGTCAAAATCATATCAGGCATACCCAAACCTAATGCCAAGTGCTGAGCAATGTAATCTACAATTCTCGCTGCAACGATTGATTCAGAAGTTGAGCCAGTAGTTGCAGACGCTGTGATTGATGCCATTGCACTATTGTTAAATTGTCTGTTCCAATCTTCAATAAGAGAAGATGAAAGGTAAGCCTGTAAGAAAGGCAAATCTTGCAACATTTGACGTGAAACTTTGGCATAACCTGCAAGGAATGGAACAGAAACGTTAACCATTGTTACATCATAATCAACTTGTGCCTTAGCCGAACCTTCGGTTTGTGTACCAAATGAACCCTCACCAACGGCAGTATTTCCTTTAGGGAAAGTTACGTTACCGGTAGCAGTCGGAATGATTCTAAATACTTCGTACAACTTAGGATTGTAGAAAGAACGTAAAATAGGTGATTCAATATAACTAACTTGAGAAGTTCCGGTTAAGTTGTTACCTAATGTCATTACTGCAACAGCCTTGCTAATGAAAGGGCTTTCGTTCTTAATATTATCATAGTTTACATTGATAATATCTACGATTTCGCTCTTCATGTAGTCAAATCTTGAGCCGTTAAACTGTTTTACAGTTTCTGCCTTCAATTTGCCATTTGCTGCAATAAGTCCGTTTACTTGCTCTTTCAACTCTACTAAAGAAGCGTTTTTCTTTAAAAAGTCTTCGTTAAGTTGTGCCACTTGTGCTGAGTGCTTTGCCTCAATGTCTTTTAAGCCTGATTGTAAGGCTTCAATTACTTGATTTTCCATAATTCAAAAATTGTGTTAATGTTTTTAATAAGTTGTGTTTTATCTGTACTTTCTGCCTTCACTGCTGGCAAGTTAACCGCTTCCGCAAGTTTACCGCTTTCATTAAGTTGAGCATAAAGTTGTTTAATATGTATTAAGCAAAGTTCTATTGTTTCATCACTTGCAGTAGTTTTGCGAACAAAATGTTCAAAACTTTTTAAACGCTCCGAAATTGTCTCAACGCTTAAACTTTTAATAGAAACCAATGGCGTGTTTGGATTTGCTCCCCAACCTGTAAGTGATGAACCTTCGTAAAGTTGAACGTGAGTGATTTCATTACCTAAATCTGTAGATTTTTCGTTTAATGTTCTAAAGCCAATTGAATGTTCAGTAACAAGCCCACTTTCCGCCATCTTTATAAAATCTTGCCCAAGTTGATGTTTGCCAATTTCTGATTTATAGAATAATCCGTAATCATCCTCAAATAAATCAATAATCTTGCCTAATGGCTTTGATACATCGTGATTCAGCAAGTGTTTAACCCTGCCTTTTGGCAACCATTCTTTAATGGTTTGATTAAATGCTCCAGGTCTGATAATATCGCCGTCAGAATCCAATGTATTAAAGTTCGCAAAATAGCCGGCAACAACACCTTGCTTTGTATCAATATCTTTTATTTCTGCTGAAATAAATTTCGTTGTATAAATGCTTTTCATAAGATCTTTTGATTTAACTAAATACGTTTTACATTCTGTGTTTTCCTCAATAAGTTTTATTTCATCGGGATTATTGTCATAATGTATTGCAATATTAAGCCTTTTTATTGTTTTCCATTTCATCTCGCCATTCGTAAAATAAACTCGTGAATGTGGAATGCCTATTTCGTCCGCAACGTTATAAACTTGCTCGGGATGAAAGTTATCTTGACGTCTTGTAACTATATAAACTGTCTTACCACGTTCAATCAATTGTTTTGCCCTTGCTCTGTATAACGCTAAAGTTAATGTATCATCGAAATCAAATGAAATTTTATTTAGATCAACAGCCTTTTTGTCTACTTGAGCAAGATAACCAACATAAGCATTAACAGCATGTTCTCTATTATCATAAATACATTCTCCTTCACCAATTCTAAATTTACCATTGTCGCAAGAATATACTGGCATAATTATAAATATTTATTATTTTTGTTTAGTCTCATACAGATAGTTTTAAAATTTTATCTCCCTGTATTTTTATACGGGGATATTTATTTCCTAATTAATTTACCATTCTTATCTCGCTGTGATTCAAAGCCAATTACACACCTGCAATTTATTGTAAAATCTGACGGTGCCGTAATATCACCTGGTTGCATTGCTACCGCTTCAACTCCATTTAGTCCAACTTGTCGGAATGGTTCATACTCTTCAACTTTTTTATTGTCAAGTTGCAAATGATCGTAATTATCTTTTTTGCCAAACGTTCGCTCCTTGCCGTCTCCCATTGAAATCCAAACCTTCCAAACTTTAAAACGTTGTTGCCGTCCTGCATTCATAATGCCGGCATTTACTGCCCTTGTTGTTTCTGTCCTTACAATTCTATTTGCACGATACAAATCCGTTAACCCACTATTTAAAATGTTATTTGCAATTTGGGGAGTGCTTAACCCATTACTAATGCCTTCCGTTATTAATTTAAGAATTGTGTCCTTTGTTGTTGCATCAATCCAATTTACTAACGTCAATCCATATTGGCTTAGGTATTCCAATACCGCCGCCGTAAATACTTCATTGCTACCCATTGCACCGGTGGCAAATGCTTTCTGCTTTATAAATTCTTTATCCTGTTGTTTGTACAAATCAGTGTAAATTGGATAGGCAATTTTACTAATTGTTTCAGCATACATATTTTGTAATAACACAAACAAATTTGTATTAAATCCTTGATTTGATAATCTTGAGAATGCTGTTTGTAAATTGGTTTGCTTTGCTTCCGTTATAAATGCATTAATCTGCTGTTTAAACAACTTGACAAATTTTGGCAAATGCTTTTTCTCAATCGCTAAGCGTTTTGCTTCAACTTGTTTGTGATATGTTTTTCGTTGCCTGTAATTCATTTATTAACTTTTCATTATAACTTTTCCTTGCTCTATTCCTAAATTCAAATTCAGTTCTACATCGTTGCTCAATTTCTAAATGCGGAAATCTAAGCATTACTGTTTGCCATATCATTTGAATTTCCTCCGGTGTTATTTCCATTTGCATAATCGTTTATCATTCCGTTGGGATCAATAATTGTTTCCTCAATTGGCGTAAGTCCACTATTTATATATGCCTTGTCAAACTCACCGCCCAAAGGTTCGTAATTCATAGCAATACGCTTTTCGTCAAGTGTGAGCCAATAGGCGGAAACAAGTTGACTTACTAACTTTTCAATATCCTTTTGTAACTCAGGCAATGCCGTAACATCAAAATCTATAAATTCATTTCCCGTGCCAACATTTGGAATAAGCCACTTGTTTAACTCGTCCCGAAGTTGTCCAAGCATTGGAACAATAGTATTTGTAACTAAATCCCTTAAAGCATTTTGATAATTATTATCACTCATGTTATCTGCTGAGAATAAAACTACTGGCATCCCAAACACCCTGCACCATTGCTCTAAACTAAACTTCATTGTATCAATGATTTGCATTTCGCTATTTGATAAACCAAAGTTTAAGTATTCCCAGGGTGTTTGTAACATCGCAACCGTTCCGCCTTTAGCATTGTTGTTTATTCTGTTCGCTATTGCTTGTTGCATTTGGCTTGCTTGCAATTCCGTAACCATTGGAATTTGATTTCCTACAACTTTAGGAACCAATGCACCCTTTGCCCCACCGTTAGCCATTTGTGAAGCTGCTGATTTTTGAGCCTCAACACCCATTAAATAATTATTCCAAGCCGCCCGGATTGGGGAAAGTCCTCTCATGTGTTCACGAGTCGTAACATTAAAATTAGGATTCCAACTCTTCCATTGCATTACATCAGCCTTCGCAAGGTTAATTGTTGCTCCCATGTTGTCCAACTGATAACCCAATATGCCGTATAAGTCTGTTGGATCGGGAATTATATCCGTAAACTGCGAAGGCATAATTAACAATTCTACAAATTTACCGTTCGGAATGTTGCCACGATTACCCCAAAGGAATGTTTCACCGCTTAAAAAACGATAGCCAAATAAATTCTCAAAAAATGCATCTTGAGACTGATAACTATTTGGATTGTTTAAAAGCTGTGACAGTGGCGTATTTTCTACTATCATTGAGTCATCGTATGCGTTTTTTCTATGAATCAATGCCGTTTCAAAGTTAGTCAAACTACCCTTTGTTAGCTGTTTGTATTTAAGCAAACTTGATTTTGCCTTTTGTCCATTGTTCAATTGGTAAACATACCAGGGGATTGATGCACACTTACGAGCAAGAAAAGAAACAATTGCGTAAACGTCCGCATTCTCGCTGTATGCGTTAGTATACTTTTGGGCATCATAGCTTTGTAGAATCGCTCCAGTATTAACTGGAATTACGCCGTTGTTGTAGAGCGACAATCCTTTCTTTTTAAAAAATCTATCTATAAAACTCCCCATGTTAATTTCGTTTGTTTTGATTTAGAATAAACTGCGTATCGTAATGCATCTAATATGTGGTCGTTTAACTTTACTGGCTGTTTGTCAATAACCTTGCCGTTACCGTCTGATTTCCACCTATATTTTTTTATTTCGTTTAGCAAATTTAGACTATTATTTTTTATGTATAACGGCATTGATTTAACCTTCATAATGCCGGCATATACCTCTTTATCTGCTGATTTGATATTAAATCCACTTTGATAAATTTCTTGTATTGTTTTTGGTTCGGCGGCATCTGCAAATATTTCATCGTAATAGTTTATGCCTAACGTTGGCAAGATGCCAAGTAAATCGCCAGTAGTTAGATTTTGTTGGTAAAGTATTTCCTCAGCGTAAATACTATTTTCAGCAA